CTGGTAAAACAGAATTTGAATTACTAAACACAATATTATGATAAAAGATATAATTGATTTGCTACATGTAGTTGATGCTGATACTGAAAATATAAAAATTGCAAAAGGAAAATATAAATTAGCCGAAACATTTAAAGAGGGTTACAATCAAATTAAAAGAGATTTAAAATGGCAGAAATAGTAGAATTTGAATTAGTAGCAAAAACAAGTGGTGCTGTTGATAGTGTAAATAAAGTTAATGATGCAGTAAAGAAAACTGGTAACTCAGCCAAAAAAACTAGCAAAGAATTATCTGGTTTTGCAGAGGGTGGTAAACAAATAGTAAGTGCATTAGATAGACAAACTGGTGGTCTAGCATCTAAATTTGTTGCAGTAGGTAAAGCAGCAAAGTTAAGTGGTAAGGCTATGAAAACAGCTTTAATCTCTAGTGGTATTGGTTTGGCAGTTGTTGCAGTTGGATTGCTTGTTGAGTATTGGGATGAAATTGGTGAGGCATTAGGTTTTATAAATACAGATTTAGAAAATCAAGCACTTGAAATAAATAAATCTATTGAAGCAAGTGATATAAAATTAGCATCATTAAAAAATCAACAAACTATACTTGAATTACAAGACAAAAGCACTGAAAATATTAAAAATTTAGTAAAAGAAGAATTGCTTTTTCAAGTACAAAAAAATGTTGAACTTTTAAAAAATCTACAAACACAATTAGAACTAGAAAAAAATAGTCGAAAGGAAGTAACATTTTTAGAAAAAGCAGCCTTTTGGGTTGGTACAAGACTTGGAAGCACAACTGCCCTTGCCCTTGCAACAAGTAATATAAACAAAGAAAATGAAAAAGAATTAAAAATACAAGAAGATATAAAAAAAGCAAATACACAAGCTGAAAACCTAAAAATTTCATTGTTACAATTAGATAAAAAAGCTAATGATGAAAAACTAAAAGCAGCAGATATAGCAAAAAAAGCAAAAGAAGAAGCAGACAGAAATGCAAAAGAAGCTGAAAAAGAAAGAGTTGATGCTATTGAAAGAATAAGAAAAGGTTTAATAGATACAGAGGCAGAAGAACGTGCAGAAAAATTAAGACAAATAAAAGAAGATTATGACCAACAATTAGCATTAGCAGCAGAATTTTATGGTACAAATTCAATAAAGATATTAGAATTAAAAGCAGCACAAAAATTAGCAGAAGATGAACAACAAGCTGAATTTGATGAGCAAGATAAAGCAAGGAAAGATAAACTTGACGAAGAAGAAAAAAATAGAAAAGATAAACAATTAGCGGATGACAAAAAAATATCTGATGCAGCTATTGAAATTGCAGAATTAGAAGAAAAAGCAAAAAGAACATCATTAGAGGGTTATGCTGGTGCTATAAATAGTTTATCAAATACAATAGGTCAAGAAACTGCTGCTGGTAAAGGACTGGCTGTAGCATCATCTTTAATAAATACCTATGCTGCTATAACTGGACAATTAAAAACTGCTGCTGCTTCACCAGGCGGTGCTATACCAGGTTATGCTATTGCACAAGCTATTGCAACGGGTGTTGCTGGTTTTGCAGCGGTTAAAAAGATTGTTGCTGTACAAGTGCCAGGTGGTGGAGGTAGTGGTTCAAGTCAAACTGGTTCATTGCCTACAGCACCCACACCCCCAGCATTTAATGTAGTAGGGGCAAGTGGTGAAACACAATTAGCAGATGCAATAGGTGGACAAACACAAAGACCAGCAAGGGCATACGTTGTATCTAATGATGTAACTACAGCACAAGAAATGGATAGAAACATTATAGAGGGTGCAAGTATATAAATGCAAAATTAAAAACTAAACACGTTATATATTTATGAGGATAATAGAACTTATTTTAGATGAAGAACAAGATGATATTGGAGTAGATGCAATTTCTATAGTTGAAAGTCCAGCCATTGAAAGTGATTTTGTTGCTTTAAAAAATCAAGATATTAAACTTGCAGAGGTTGATAAGGAAAAGAAAATACTCATGGGTGCTTTATTAATACCTAATAAGCCTATATACCGAAATGGTTCAGAGGGTGAATATTATATATATTTTTCAAAAGACACTATTGTAAAAGCCTCACAAATGTTCTTACAAAACGGTAAACAAAGCAACTCAACACTTGAACATGCACAAGCACTAAATGGCTTAACATTAGTTGAAAGCTGGATAGTGGAAGACAAAACAAAAGATAAAACTGCATTGTATGGTTTAGACGTACCAGTAGGTACTTGGATGGGAAGTGTAAAAGTAAACAATGATGATGTTTGGAATGAGTATGTTAAAACAAACAAAGTAAAAGGTTTTTCTATCGAGGGTTACTTTGCGGATAAAATGGAAGCACCTAAAGAAGCTATAGAAGAACAAATGGCTGCACAATTATTAAACCAAATAAAAACATTAATAACAAATGAAAAGTAGATTAGAAAAAGTTTATAGCAAACTACCAAACCAAAAAATTGATTTAAGTTCTGTATCGGAACTCGAAAGAGCATCAGATATGCTTACAATAGACACAACAAACCTAAACGAATTAAGGGATGTTCAAGATAACTTGCAAGAATTTAATTTAAGATTTGATGCCATACAAAGCCTTGCAGAAGAATTTGTAAATCAATATGAGTATATTAGAGATGCTTATTATGATATGCCAAACCCATCACAAATTGATACTATTTTAAATGAATTTGCGATTAACGCAGAAGCTTTAGGACTTGAACCAAAGTCAGTCGACATATTTAATGTTTTAGAAGAGCAGTATACAGAGATTTTAGATTTTAGTTTATCAGTCGAGGATTTTATTGACAATAATATTGGAGAATATCAAACTGCAAAATCAATAATAAGCTAGATGCAGAGAAACAAAAAAGATAACAAGACTTTTATACCTAGTAGAACATCACCTACTGGGGGTGGACGTGCTTGTTTATGTTGGGACACTAACAAGTATTCTATCTCTTGTTGTGATGGCTCTATGCAAGCACAAGGCATTGGTGTAATAACAAGAACAGACTAAAAATGCAAAAAGTAAATTAATAATCGTTATATAAATAGTATGGAAAAAACAAAAATGTTAAATCAAATTAGAACACTTTTAAACATTGAGGTAAAACTTGAAGATATGAAGTTGGAAAACGGTACTGTAGTAAGTGCTGAAACATTTGAAAAAGGAAGTGAAATATTCATCGTAACAGATGATGAGAAAGTAGCAATGCCAGTAGGAGAATATATCCTAGAAGATGGTAGGTTATTAGTTGTTGAGGCAGAAGGTATGATTGCAGATGTTCGCAATGTATCAGATGAGGCACCAGCTAAAGAAGAAGAAACCGAAGACCTAGAAGATGAAACTGTTGAAACAGAGGTACCAGCAGAAGTTGCTACAGAAATTGAAGCAATCATTGAGGCGGTAGTTGAGGTTATTGCCCCAGTTATTGAAGAAGTAAAATCTGAAATTGAAGAGCTAAAAAAGAAATTTTCAGATATGGATGTGAAAGAGGAAAAAGAAAAAAAGGAAGAACTTTCAGCTAGAAAACCAATTAAACACAATCCAGAAAGAACAACAAAAACTAAACAAGTTGAGTTTGCAAAAGGTAAATTCAATACAACACTAGATAGAGTATTAAATAAATTAAACAAATAAAATGAAAAAAAGAAACGTAAATTTAGCAACAACTGTTACTGTAAATTCTACCTATGCTGGGGAATTTGCTGGTGAGTATATCGCAGCAGCTTTATTATCTGCATCAACAATCGATGATGGTGGACTAACTGTAAAGGCAAATATCGCATTTAAGGAAATAATCAAAAAACTTGTAACAACATCTTTAGTTACAGCAGCTGGGTGTGATTTTGTACCTACATCTGATATTACATTAACTGAAAGAGTTTTAACTCCAACTGAATTACAAGTAAATCTACAACTTTGTAAGTATGATTTCGTTGAGGATTGGGAAGCACAGCAAATGGGTTTCGGTTTAGGTCAATCATTACCACCTAAATTTTCTGATTTCTTAATTGCACATGTAGCAGCGGAAGTAGCACAGAACACAGAATTTAATATTTGGCAAGGTGATACAGCAGGAGCAACTCATACATCATTTGATGGTTTTGAGAAACTTATTGCAGCATCAGCGGCAGCAGGGGATATTCCAGCAGGACAACAAGTTGCAGCAGTAGGTGGTGGATTGTTAGCAACAAACATTATTGACGAAATGTCTAAAGTAATTGATGCTATACCAGCAGCATTGTATGGTAAAGAAGATTTATTTTTATATGTACCAACACAAGTTGCTAAATTATATGTACAAGCACTAGGTGGTTTTGGAGCAAATGGTTTAGGAGCAAATGGTGTAGCTAATATGGGCACACAATGGTGGAACAACGGTAGTCTTACTATAAACGGAGTTAAAATCTTTGTTTGTCCGGGAATGTCAAATAATAAAATGTATGTAGCGCAACGTTCTAACCTTTATTTTGGAACTGGATTGTTAAACAATACAAATGAGGTTAAAACCTTAGACATGGGAGACCTTGATGGTAGTAACAATGTGAGAATGATAATGAGATTTACCTCTGGTGTACAGTTTGGTATCGCATCTGACCTTGTAGAATACGCATAATTAATTAATTAATCAATAAATTAGGGTAGGTGGAATATATCTGCTTACCCTTTTTTTTTAAAACATAAAAAAATATGTCTTGTACAATAACGACTGGTCGTAAGCTACCGTGTAAATCTGCCTTTGGCGGGATTAAAAAAGTTTACTTTGCTAATTTTGGCGATAATGCTATTGGTCAAATAACAGTAGCAGCAACTGGTGAAGCATCTTTTGATGGAACACCTACTTGGTATGAATTTGATGTAAAAGGAAATTCTAGTTTAGAAACTACTGTGACAAGTAGCCGTGAAAATGGAA